TTAGGCTGATACCAATAGCCACCAATATTAGGGTTCATCATTTCATCTGATACGTTTTTGCCAGATGGGTAGTTTGTATGAAATACGCCGTCTTTTAAGCTTCCCTCCTGCTCCACTACAAAGCCGCTTTCTCTATCAAACTGTACATATTCTAGGGATTCCACTGCAAAATAATTATTTAAGATAGTAATTACTTTATCAACATCTAATGATCCGCAGGTATAGAGATCGAACTGTAATAGTCCTGGATTTGGCTCGTCCCAAATATGAAATGCTATATGGCTAGTCTCGATCATAACTACACCAGTTAGACCTTTATTGCCTTCCGCTGCTACGTACGAAGCAAACGGCCCCTTAATTATTTTCATATCAATATTGTTTACTAAATTACGAAGAAATTCAATGCCCTGATCTTCTGTATTCATAGGGTCTTTTACTTTAGCATTAACCAATAAGTGTTTGTGGTATATCATATTAAACCTTTCCCTGTAAGTATGCCATATAGTTAAGTATAGCAAATAGTAGTAGTAGGATACCTATGGCGTATTTCATTCTTTCCCGCCGAAATTAATTACTCTAAATGCATCCCCTGTTTCTGTATCTTCATAATCCCAATTGCCCCAATATGGAACTCCATCAGCATCATAATCATCCCAGCCTGGACCATCCATATCTAAATCTAGTTTATAGAATGTGCCATATTTCTGATATAGCGGCCAAAAGGTATCCCATAGCCATCCATAATATTTATATCTGAACCCTTTATCTAGACCTTCATCTTCCATATAGGATAGTTCTAGCATATTCTTAGATGCTATACCGCCCGCCAAATTAGCGATCCATCTCAAGGGTGGCTTAGAGTTATGCTCTACAATTGAATTGTCTAAAAAGTTTCTCACTTAACATTCTTTCCAAATTTAGCCCAAACCCTTTCATGAATATAATAACCAGCAGATTCCCAAGCAATGTAAGCCAATGCCCCTAGAGTTGCATATTCATACTCTGCTTCACCAGTCAGTATCCAAGTAATTACAGCAATAATTCCTGCTACTCCTACTAGGTGAACTGTTTCCCAGCTTAGAGTCTTTAAAAAACTTTTTCTTTTTGTTTCCATTAGTAGCCTCCACCACATTCATTTCTTGTATGGTATAACCTATTGGTTATATAATCAGCACGGGTTGGCGCATAGAGCTCTTTCCCACAAGATGCACAAAATCCTTGCCATTCTCTTGCAAAAAAATCAAAATACATCCATTTGCTCATAATTTATTATACATAAATTATATCTGATTGTCAATAGATTTCTATATTTAGTTTTGTTTATTTTTATCAGCAATTGATCCCTTGATGTCATTCAATTCTTCTATTAAAGTAAATTGATATTGAGATTCATCAAATGGTATATATTGCTGTTGTAATGATAATGGCAATTTAAAGAACTGATGCTCAGGAGGAGCATAATGTAATAATAAGATTCCGCTCCTGTTAGCTGGGTTATTTACTGCTGGCCTACTGTGATATTGATGACTTCCATACATCAATATTGCCTGGTTTTCCCTAGGCATATATTCAACACCGTCTATGAATAATGGCCAATCAGTATTCTCATATAAACATAAATCTATTGTAAAAAAACATGGCCCCTCATCTTGATGCCTTGATACAGATCCAAGGTCTCCATAATCAGAAAATATTGCATATGACGGAATCATATTTTCTTCTTCAAATAGCTCTTTGACCTTTGGCAGCATATCTTGATGTAAATTATTTAAATACTCATCAAAATAAGAGCTAATCATTTTTGCACCGTAGTATGATATGTTTTTATTTTCTAGCTTGGGGTGGTGATAAAAATAATTCTTTATTTCCTCAAACTTATCTTTTGGGAAAAAGTTTTCAATAGCCCATGATCTTATATTTTCTGGTATTTTTGCTCCATACTTTGTGTCTTTTTTCATGAGGAGACCTCTATAGATATATGCTTTTTACATACTGAAACCAGCATCCCATTATGCCAGTCCCAATATTCACCATTAGAGTTGCATACATAACACAAGTCTGTAATATTATTCATATTATACATTATATCATTCATTCTGGTATTTAAAATTCTTTCCCACATCCCGTACTGGTTTGGAAAATCCATACCCCTATATACTTGCCCTGTTTCTAAATCTATCAATATCCATTTTTGTGGAGCTTTAGTATGAACAATTAAATCTACAGGGCTTTCAAGATCCCGTATGACCTCTCCGTTTATTAATTTCCTAATTTTAAAATCCTAAAGCTTCTACAGCATCTATTTGATCATCAATAGACTTGGTTATATCTATAGTAAGGTCACTTGAACTATTGTTTGTCCGACACATTTTTATGTTTAGGCTTATACTCATCAAGAACAGCTTTTAGTGTACCATCTTTTCTAAGCCTAACAATTTTACCGTCTTTAATAACTGTGGAATTAAAAGCATCATGTCTTTTAAATTTACCAGAAGACATTATACTTTCTTTCTTCCAGTTCTTTTTACATTAGGCTGCATATTAGTTTCTCTACGAATTCCGTGCTTATTTACGTCTATTCTCATTACGCCTTTTTTATTAACTCCACTCTTAAACTTTCCTTGAGAAGGATTTTTTCGAGTTGCTTCACGAGAGGTTACTGCACCAGACGCTTCGTTATTTGGGGGAGCATCCATCCCTGTTCCATTTTCAGTCATTAATCTGCATTCCCTTTAATAGAACTAATTGTAACTACGTTATTAGAAGACTCTCTTTGAGTTTCTTCTTTGGTTTCGCAACCACATTCTACACACATTATTCGTTTATAAAACTTTCTCTCTGTTGACGATTAGCTGTCATGTTTAAGGTTAAACCTGACTCTCCGTCCCTAGAAACATCAAGCATGCCTCCAGGTATATTTGCGATTCCTGTTTCGCTGCCAACCATCTGGCAACCGCATTCAACGCACACTATTACTTACCGCCGTTTCCAACTCCAGAGCCATCTTGTGAAGACTTATCTTGAGCTGCTGGCCAAGAAAGACCTGCTCCAAATGATCCACCAGATGCTGGCGATTGCGATTGAGCCGCCCATGGGGTTGTTCCTGCTGGCTTTGTTTCATTAAAACCAGTTAAATTCTTTCCGTCTGACATTTTATTTCTCCTATAGGTTTTATTAAGGCAGCTCTAGAAACCTGCCTCACAAACAATTATAGCATTATTTTATCACCTGAGACATATCCACTCCACGGGCCATTATCTCTGGATTTTTGATATCATCATAAGACATTTCTTTTTCTGTCTCATATATTGGCCTAGTTTTAGGCCTGTCTGCATATTCTAGTGGGTATAAAAATGATAGGAAATTATTCCTTATCCCAGAGGTAACCTTTGTAACCTCATGAGGGATAGTTTCATCACCCTCAAAAAATATAAAAGTACCTGGCTTAGGCTTTATACTCCAATTTTGATTTGGAAAGTTTAATATTCCACCTTCATAATCTTCATTTAAATATAGAAGAGCAGCTCTATCATCATGATTATGTGCCTTTGCTTTTATAATATCGTCTTCTGAAAGATAATGATTATCAAAATGTAATTTATTTTCAGCCCCTGGCATCATTGCACTATAAAATAATGTTTGCATCACAAATTTTTTATTATATGTCATAGAAACCATTTCCTGCATCATTATTCCTATAGATGTAAGAAGATCTACAATAACATTATGCTGATCCCAATGAGTAGCTGGAGAATAATCCATTATTGGATTTACTGGTGAAACAGCATAATTTGCTGGGCCACCTTTTATAAATTCATTATGTGGCGTATCTCCTAGTATAAGATTACAGTAAGAAGAAATATACTTAGCAGTATCTGGATGAATAAAATTTTCTACAATATATATTTTATTGAACAAACACTGCACTTCTTTTTGCTTTACGTGAGAGGATCCAATCTCGTACTTAGTCATCTTTTATACTTTCTATTATAGCAATCTTTACATACCTGTATAAATTTAGATTCTGTTGAAGTAATATGCTCTGCTACATTAGAACAGTTAGGCATTTCACAATACTCTACTAAATTCATTTATTACTTAGATTTACCAGTCTTTTTTACAGCAATTTTCTTCTTGGCTGGAGCCTTCTTGACTACGACAGTATTTTCTTCTATATCTATTTCTTCAAAAAAACTTAAACTATCAGAAACTTCTGGAAATCCAAACCACTTTTTAATTTTTTTACCTAAAGTCATATTTTTTTACCTTTTTCTTCTATTTTTCTAATTATAAAACCAAGTACATCCCTGGGCCTCCACTCTGGAGGAAACTCTAAACCTTCTAAATCTTGAATAATTTCATTAATAAACTTCTGCTTTACTATTGCAAAATTATCCCATTCCATCTTATCTAATTCTATCATATTTATAATTATAGTAAATGGGGTGGCTATGCCACCCCATTTAAAATTAGATTACTTTACTAAAGCAACCTTAGCTTTTGGATTCTTTACATTCCACTTCTTAGCCAATGCATTGAAGGCCTTCTTAAGGTCTGCTACAGACTTATCTGAGGCTACCTTATCGGCTGCACGAGCAGCCTTTTCATCAGCAAGAGCCTTGTCTGATGCTGCCTTTTCTGCTGCACGAGCAGTTTTTTCTGCTGCCAATGCTGCTTCTGCAGTTGCCTTTGCAGCATTTGCTGCTGCAAGTTGTGTTGTAAGTGCTGCAATATCTCCAGACAGATCACGTACTGCAATAATCTTTACTGATGATGCAGATGGTGTACTAAATCCTGTAACTGCTGCTGCCATATCGGCTGCTGCTGCATAGAATACAATTGTTACTGGACCAGTTGCTGGAGCAACAAACTTAACATCTGCTGATCCGAAGTTGGTGAGTGTTGCACCTGTTGTTACAGTAACGGTATCAAGTGTTGCACCGTTGGCAATCGCATTTAGAGTCTTTCCAGAAATCTTATTTCCGAATACGTCCTGTGCTGTTGCTGTAACTGTAACTGATGTACCTGCTGGTGCAGAATCTACGCCAGTTAATGCGATACGATCAATCAGAGTAGATGTACCTTGTAGGTAATATACTGATGTTGTGCCCTGATTTGCAATAGATACAGAGCTTACTGCTGTCGTTTTAGTATATACATAAAACGTTGCTGTTGTACCTGTTCCAACATTCTTAGTCCATGTTGATGAACCTGATGATGCTGTTACGGGTGCTGTTGTTGTTGCAAATGCGTCAACTACGACTGCATTTGTTGCTGTTACAGTTACTGCTGTACCTGTATCAATTGTTACTACAAATTCAACTACATCTAGTGAATCAACAGAGTTATCTGTTGGAACTGGGATTGTAATTGGTGTTGCTGCTGCAGTACCTGCAGTTTGTGCTGTCCATGTCGGGGACGCTACGGTTCCTGTGTTCTTCTTTACAGAAGTGATAACCATAGGAGCAGCACTTGCAGATGTTGCAACAAGGGTACTCATTGTCATGGCTGCAACCACGGCTAGAGCGATTTTCTTGAATGATTTCATTCTTTTTATTTCTCCTTATATATTCTACAATCTTGTGATTGAGAATTCTAGTCTAATTCCCACACTCTTACATGAAAAGAGCATGGATCTCCACCTTGGTCCCATTCATAGGACTCTTCATCAAGAAGTGGTGGACCGTCATGCGTATTACAAAAAACATCTGATATCCAACCTTTGTCGTAGCCAAATTTAATCCAATCGTCAAAGCTTAGATCCATTCCTTAATCTCCTCTAACATAATATGTTTAGGCTTGGCACCAATAATTTTTTTTACTGGCTTTCCGTCTTTAAACAATATAGTAGTAGGGATGCTTGTTACTTCATATTCGACCTGTTTTATCAATTCATTGTCGACATTCAATTTGCCCAGCCATATACCAGTTTCCTGAGAAACTTCTTCTATGATTGGACTGAACATCTTGCATGGCCTGCACCACTCTGCCCAAAAGTCTATCATTATCAATTTATGACTATTTATTAAATCTTCAAAATTATCATCTGTGACAATCATAAAACCTCTGCATGGGTTGGCCAATAGTAACTGCAAGACACGCAGCAAGTATATCCTAGTTGCCTATAATCTGCAAACTCAGAATAAAAGTAATATTTTTCTGGATCTTTTTCGTACAGTCTGCCTCTATGTGAATAATGAACACGCTCATCTCCTAGCCACCATGGGGAATCTGATTCAAGCATTATAAAGTTATCTTGATATATTTCTTCAAATTGATTCATGGTGCTATTTTTATAGCCTCTCATTATAATTTCCTTTACAATTGATTCGTTATACAAAAATAACCAATCTTCATGTCCAGCCCACATTTTAACTGCAGGATGATTTTTCCATGCACCAGAACTGTAAAGTCCAGCTAAAGACTTTAATACCTGTAAGTTTTCAACACTTTGCTTAATAAGTCTTTTTCTGTCTAAATGCTTGGCAGTTTTTTCAAAATTTCTATGTGGTAAAAAGGTTTGCATACCTATATCCTACTAAATAATGTGGGGAGAGTCAATACTCTCCCCACCATATTACTTATTCTTTAATTCTTCAGCAGCATCGTTAAAACGCTTCATAAAGTTTTGAATAATTAAGACAGTAACCTCATAAGCATTTTTGCTTAACTTAGAAAGAGCTTCTTCGTTTTTTTGATCTTCTGGTAGTGCGAGTGCCCATTTATTGTATAGGTCCTCAGAAACTTGACCAATAATTTCTTCTAAGACAGTAAGATTTCTAGCCATTTATTGCCTTCGCTAAGTCAATAAGATTGCCTGATACTCCTCTTGAATTTTTGATTGCAAGAGATGTATTCTTAATTATTTCAGATAGTTGTGACATAGTCAAAGTATTTTTGGCTGACTTAATAACTAGCCACTTTGCAGCAAATGATGCAGTAGCAGTTGAAGATCCTGCAGCATACGCTTGAATACCACCTGGTCGAGTTACCTTTTGATTACCATAGTCAAAGAAATCAGTTCTATTTGAATCGTGATTATTGTAGGTTGCTGGGGCATTATAATTTTCTGAGCCTGCAATTGCAAAAACATTAGGAGACATATTGCATGCTGGCCAGTCAATTCTACTATAATCTCTGTCATTACCAACGGCAAACATTACTGGAACATCAATGGAGTTAAGCTTTAGTAATGCCTGATCTAAGCCAGTATTGACTGGGCAATAATCAGTAGATCTCAGTAGATTGTGATGTCCTTGTGACATTGAAACTGCTTGAATATTGTACTTACTTTTATTAGCATAAAGCCATTCAAGAACCCTTGGAATTAAAGTAGCCTTGGTCATTTGTCTACGTCCATCAATAGTGTTCCCAATAATACGAACAAATAAAATATTCATATTAGGATTGTTATTAATTGCAACAGAAACCATTTGCGTTCCGTGATTAAAATTATTATTAGATAAAATATTCATTGGAAGAACTGAAGCACCTTCTCCCTCCATAAATGCTTGACCATTTGGACAAGAGTTCCAATCCAAAATACAAACTTCTCCGATAAGCTTTTCTTTAATTTGTGGGATAGAGGTATCCAGCGCCGTGTCAAGAATGGCTAATGTAGGTGCATTGACGGTTGAGTTTTTTAGTACTGCTTGTGCTGGTATTGTTCCCGCCGAAACAATCAACACTAATATCGCAGTTAGCATTTTTTTCATAGTCATATAATATAATATACGACAGGGTATGTCAATAGCTATCCGTTAATATCTGGTCTTGGTCTTCTTGGATACCATTTACCTGAGTCCATTGACCTTGCTTCCTGAGCTTGTAAAAAAGTTTGTAGCACTTCGTGCATTAAATCTATTTCAATTCTCATCTTGTATATTTCTAATTCTAATTGATTAATTCTTTCTGATTTTCTCACTCTGATCCATCTCTATCAATAGGTGTGGGGGCAGTTGCCAATGTTCCACAGTTTATACATTCCATATCTATAAAATAACTTGCTATTTCATAGTTATAAAAAATTACTTTTAAATTCCATATTTCAGATCCACAAGGACACACATGCGTAGGGTAACCCCTGATATCCATAGACCTGCTATAGTCTGGCTTTACCTCATTAATATCTTTAGGCTCATCCATATACTGATTATACTCTATACTTCTATTATTGTAAAGGGAGGCTTGACGCTCATAATAAATTTAGAAGCTGCCTCTAAAGCCATTCTTACACGCTTTCTTGGAGTTTTTATTGAGGATGTAGAAGCTAAAGATCCAAGAGCAACTTGTTGTCCGCTTCCCTCTGCATAATACAATGTACTCAATTCAGAAACATGATAGTCTACATCCATCGAAAATATTCTACCCGTATTTTGAACAGCAATAATTATAATTCCACCCTCATCTCCATCATCTGTATTTGATCCAAACTTACCATATCCATGCTCTTGATAAACTTCTTTAATAGACTCAACAAATTTTGTACGCATGAATTTATCTAAATTTTTAAATCCCGCTGTTGGCTTATAAATTGGTGGTGTCCAGTTATACTGTAGTATCTGACCCATTCTGAAACTATCTACAAAACCAATACCAAACTGACCAACTCTAAAAACCTTTGGATCAGTTACTTGTAAAACTAGTCCAGATTTTTCATCAGATGCGGCGGAATCTCCACCAAGATATACTTTATTACCTACCGAAAGGGCTACAATACAGGTCATATACCCTATTGTACTATTTTTATTTATTATATGGTAGGGGGTTCTTCTGTATGAATATTTACATGGTCAAGCTGAATTAAGGCTTGCTCTAATTCTGATTTAATTTCAATTAATTCCTGAATAGCCCTATAATATTTATCTTTCCATTCTGTCAGCTCTTTTTCAAGCTGATATAAGGATATTCTGAGGTCTTTAATTTCCATCTTAAGATGGTCTTGTTCACGCTCAGTTTGCCTAATTTTTTCTTTTTTATTTTCTTTTAGGCCAGCGATTATGGCAGTTCCCATACCTCCAAGAACTGCTGCCAATAAGGAAAGGGTGGCAGTAATTAAGTCTATTTGCATTATATGTATATTATACAGCAAATTTAACTTTAATTAATTTAAATTAACAATTCAGCCGCTGAAATTTCATTGCCAGAGTATTTCTTTTTTGCTATAAAATCCTTTACATACTCTGGGCCATTTTGTCTACCAGCAATCAGCACAGCCCATCGTGGCTCCATTTTGTTTTCTTTACAAGACTCACATAAAAACAAATTAATTCCAAGCAAGCCAGACTTAACTAAGGTCAAATTTGCTTTAGTTTTATTACATGAGTAACAAAGTATTTTTTCCATTATTCTCCCAGAAACAATAGGTCTTCATTTTCCAGTAGCTCTTCGTACTGGATACCATCTATTTCATAATTTACCACAGAAGCAAACGCTCCCATTTTTTTAACTGTTCCGTATATTTTTTCTGACTGTATGTATACATTAAGTAATTGATCTTCCACCTGGCACTCCCTCAAGTTCGCATCTTACTCCGTATGACTCAATCATCTTTTTTGCCCTAGTAACGTAATCTATAACCTCTTCTTTTTTACTTCCAGTAAATTGTATAAAGTTATCTTCATATAATCTTAAGGCGAGAAAATCTGGATATTTTACTACATCCATTATGAGAAGCATTGGCTTCTTCATTTCTCTAAGCTTTTTTTTCATTTCTTCGTTGTAAAATACTGGCTTGTTAGGCTCACCAGTCCATAAATTAATTCCATGTTTAAAATGTTTATTATCATAAATATTAGATGATTGCATGCTTTTTCTTTAGATCCTTCCAAACATCTTTAGTTTTATGAACATTTCTTTGTCTATCATGTTGACCAAAATTTAAATATACTCCACCCCACACACCATATTCATTATTTTCAATTCCATTCTTATAGCATATTGCTATAACTGGACATGATAAGCATGCCTGATCAATACCTTTTGCTAAATTAATGTCTACTTCATAGGTATCATAAAATAGATTGGTATCCATCCCAGAACATATTGCTAGGTCCCACCAAGAAAACTTTTCTTCATCAGTACCTAAATCATTTAAAATATTTGACATATTTTATTGGCAGACTCCATACTCCATTACTATTAACAGAGATTGTATTTGCTATTCCCCAACTATTATTCCTATATGCACCTTTTGTACTATAGCATCCGCCTTGATTTTTTTCCCATATAATAAAATTATAGTTATCCCAGTAGGTCTCTATATTCCTATTAGGTATTTTTTTCCTGAGTATTTCTACTCCGTTTTCATATAAATGTAACATATGTCCAACTTATAACTTTTATACCTATACTCTATTATACAGGCATTATCTGGGGTGTGTCAAGATAAAAATGGTAATTCTTTTATATGCCCAACAGATATGCTATTTATATTTATAGATTTATCCAAGCTGCAAATAAAATAAACAATATCAGCAATATCTTCTGGGGATATTGAGTTTTTTTGTAAAGGATCTTTGTGACTATTTACTGAACTAGGGACTAGCTCAGTGACTTTAATTCCTAAATTAGACAAATCTCTTCTTAATATTTTTGTTAAAATAGACTCTGAATGTTTTGCTATTGTGTAGGCAGACGATGCCCTAAAAACTTCATGTCCAGAGATGGATGTGATATTAACTATTATTGGATTGTCTGAATTTATTAATGAAGGAACAATATTTTTTGTTAAATTAAATGTCGATGAGGCATTTGTCTTAAATGCATTTTCTAAATATTCTGGTTCTTCTTGCAAGATATCATTAAAATATGGTCCACCGCCACCGCCTGCACAATTTACTAAAATTGATATTTTTTTATCAGCAATATAATTTTTAAAATTAATAACCTCTTCTTTGTTAGATATGTCTAACTGATATGGAATAATATTATTACTAGAGCTTGCTAATTCATTTAGCAAATTAATTCTGCGGGCACACGCTATAACATTAAAATTTTCAGAAAACCTTTTTGCTATAGCTCTTCCTATTCCAAAGCTAGCCCCAGTGACTACTATAGTATCTATTGTACTTCCTTGCTACTATATTTTTCTTTCATTTCTTTTATAAAATCTTCTAGATCTGATTCCATAGCTTTTTTGACTGGGACACAATTAGGAACCATTCTTCCGCCTTTTTCCTTCATTCCTCTTTGAACATAGCCAGTCCAGCAAGCCTTTTGCAGATTATCCCATTTATCTTCTTCCTCGTTATCAGATTCATAATCCTTGGACTTAGACATATCCTCAACTTCACTGGAATCTTCTGGACGAAGAGATTTTTTAATTTCTTCGTCATCATCAATTTCGACTACATGGTCTACAGGATTGACAACATCATCTAAAATATCTTTAATTTCCTCTATCATTTCTTTAGCCGCAAGAGATTTTTTTACATTTTTGTTTTTTTCTCTTTCAACAATTTTGCGAGACCAAGAAAATCCTGCATCTCCGCCCCACGCTAGCCACATAATTTTGCCATTTGAGGGATTTTCTGAATTATCCCAGTCCTTACCCTTCTTATCAACCTCATGTCTAGAAAAAAATGAATACATGCGCTTTACTGTAGAAAGGCTTAATGTTTCCCCTCTTGCCAACTGACCTGCACGTGTCCATCCTACGGCAGTTCCAGCACCTTTAGCCTTGCCCTGCTCCTTTAACTTAATAGCACGACGTGCTGCAGACTGCATCCCAGCAGTAGGCTTGTAACCCTCTTTTGACATTATTGCTCCTTATTTTTAAACTTCGGTCTTCCAAAACCTACTATTGAAATTGGAATATTTTTCTTATTCTTTTTGAATGCACGAAGCTGTCTACATGCCTCTCCACCATTTCTCTGACTACCCTTTTTGCTGCTTGAAGTATTACCTTCAATACACCAAACTGTTCCATCTTCATTGTCTTCTACAACAATTCCAACGTGAGAAATTCTGTCTACTCCGTCCCCAGGAAAATCAAAGTAAGCAATATCCCCTGGCTCTGGATCTGCAACATCTACATCAATCCATTTGCCAGATTTTTTAAAAGCAGCTGCGCCACCTGGAGTATAAACTGTATTAGGCACCTTTACTCCAGCCTGATCTGCACACCACATTACAAATGATCCGCACCATGGCTGGAAATTAGCTTTAGTAAAAGCACCATACTTAGTCTCATTATCTTTTGGGCCTTCAATATACCCAACTTGAGACTTAGCAACTTGAATTAAACGAGCAGCACTTCCTTTTGGAGCTTTAGCTGTTTCTTCTGGTACTGGAAAATTATCTGACATTTTAATCTTTATCCCATTCTGTGTCTATTGGCTGCTCTGCTGGCATTTGATCATTAGGCTTCGCATCAAGACGAGCCCTGACTGCATCTGCTTCTACCTCAGCCTTTAATTCATTAATTTCTAATTCTGACTCAAGCTTTTTATCTGCTTGAGTATTCTTTGCATCTATTTCTTTATTTGCCATCTGCGCTGCCATCACATCTTTAGCACCAGACTGACCAATTAATAGCCCTGCTAATGTTCCCGTAATAAATGTTGCTACAGATCCTAGAACATTAAAAAACATTTTGTCATTCTCTGACTGTGCCCCGACTGGCTGTGTTACAAATATAAGAGCATACAAAATTCCTAATGAAGTACATAATAAAATTGTTCCAAGCGTAATACCAAGAATAAATTTTAGTCTCGCATCAAGATCTGCTGGTGTCAATCTTTCTCTAGCCATTTTTTACCTTTGTTTTTTGGTACTCATCCCAGATTTCTTGCCCTACTAAATCTCTTGAGCATGTTCCAGTAGTCTCACAAATTGGAGGATTGCATTCTGCCTTTTCCCAATTTACTGGGTCTTGGCATTCATAACGAAATGAACCATCAAAATTACACGATGTAATTGTGAGGGCTAGAATAATACTAGCTAATGAGGCACCTATTTTTCTCATGCCTTTATTATAGCATTTAGTCTTCTTCTTTTCTAAGGGGTATTGTGAGAAGCCATATCGCCGTAGCTACAATAGTAGCTATTCCCACTACATCTTGGGCAGTGCCAGTTAGGGTTAGCCAAGCAATAAAGAATCCAAGAAGCGTCCAAACCTGGGCTATACTCTCCTTAATGGCTTCCCAAATCCAATTAATAAAGCCTTTGATTATTTTCATTATATTCTCCTTGTCATGGCTGCTGCCACAATATTACCTGCAATAATTACTGGCACAATTACTTCCTGCGCCTTTTCTCTTTGGTCATCAGTCATATCTGAACCCCAATTTGAAATATCAAACAATTCTTCAAAATTTATATCTGTTAATGCTCCAATTGGATCAGCCAAAAATGCTTCTGTAGCAACTTCAGTAGTTGCATCTGCTAATGTATATGGCATAGGAGCCTGTGCATTCTCTTTAATTCTATCACCGAATTCTTCAAGGGCTTTTGCAACTGTTGGTTCCGCCGCCGCCAATGCTGCAACCTTTGCTAATTCTTCTGATTTAATTCCAAGACCTTCTGCTACTGCCGCTTTTTGTTCTGGAGTTAATTTAGTTAGTGTATCTTTACTAGTTAAATCTGCAATTAGGTTTGCTGTCTCTTCTGTGATAGTATTAGGTCGTGATGGTTCTTCAGAAGGTTCAGCAGGAGTTGGCTCTGGTTCAGGAGTTGGCTCTAGATCTATATCCGATGGCAGAGGTGAAGGCTCTGGTGAAGGCTCAGGAGTGGGCTCTGGATCAACAGTTGGTTCTGGCGTCGGTTCATCTGTGGTATCAGAACTTGGCTCAGGAGTGGGATCGACTGGTTCAGTTTGCTCAGGCGATGGTTCAGGAGAAGGTTCAGGAGTAGGCTCAACAGTTGGTTCTGGTGTAGGTTGTGGTTGATTTGCCATTGCAGCAGCAATAGCTGCAGCAACTCTTTGTTTTTCTTCAAATAACCATGTCTCATTATATAAATCCCAAGCGTCCTGTATTGCATCATTCATATCTATAATTGCTTGATCATATGTTGCAATTGCATTATTTTTATCTGTTAATGCGGTGGCAGTATTAGAAACCGCAGTATCATATGCAGTAGTCTTTGTAGCTAATGTTTGATTATATGTATTTAATGTAGAATTAGCAGAATTATATACAGATACTTTATCATTGCGTACTTCTAATTTAGTATTATAAGTATTTTGTGCTGCCGTCTGTGCTGCCTGCGCTGCAGTTAAATTATCTAATTGTTGTTGTGTTGCTCCAGTACCATATGAAAATGTATTAAGATTACAACTAAATCCTACTCCCCATCCGCCAGTATAGGCACACCCTGCTGTAGTCCAACCTCCAGGAATTGACCA